CTTAAGACGTCTCTCTAAAGCCCTCTTAACTTGAAGCATAAGAGTTTCCTCTGTGTTATTAACCCCAGACCATTGTGATCTAGGGTTAACATATTTCTTGGCTTTATTCTGATGCTCCATGTAGCGCGTCAATGCTTTCAACAAAGCAGAAAGCAACATACGATCTCTCGCTAGAACTATCTTCTTTGATATGTTTTTCATTAGGCGTTTATCGATTTAAATTCACTACAGAAAAAACTTGGGATAGGTCCTTGTCCAAACCCAGAACCAAGGTTCAGCTTTCTTGCTATCGTGTTAGCCTCTCTCTTGCTAACCTTGAGTGGTATTACCATATCCCATTCTGTTTCGTGTATGTCCCACTTTTTGCCTGACGATTTTACTACGTAACTCATGTAATACCACCTGCGCCAAATAAGCTTTTCTTCCCAGACTTAGGATTAGAAAATGTTGTCTTATCAAATATCGGATCATCAATACCAGCTTTAGTAACTGCTTTGACTGGTGTATTGTTCGCTGTAGACTGACCTTGTTGAATACCAGACTGTGCTGAGTCTTCAAGATCAAAGATTTGCATCTTAGCTCTATCGATACCCACAACGAACCTTCTATACCAACTAATATCACCCCAACGGTTCTTGAGTTGTTTAAACATCAACTGACCTAAATCATCTAGTTCTTCAGATGTAATCAAACCTAAGATGCAATCCGCTGTATGGGTAATGCCCATAGATTCAGAGGTATTAGTCAAATCAACATCAGAGTTACCATATCCATCACGGTTGAACTGGGAAGACGTAACAACAGCACAATCAAATTCCATAGCCAATCCACGGATTTCTTCAGCTATTGACTTGACTAGAGTATAAGAGTTTGCCGCCGCCGCACCTTTAATACGAGATGATGCACAGATGTTTAGATAGTCAATCATAATAATATCGGGTTTGAAGTTACGTTTCATTTTGAGTTCATTGAGTAAATGACGAAAATGACCTGCATGTGCTGAACCTGTAGGGTATTCTTTAACAATAAGTTTACCTGTTGTCTTAGATGTAATTCTACCCATACGTTTAGCGTATGTATCTTTGTCCATGTCTTTGATTTCATCAACACGAACGCCCATCATGTTAGCATCAATACGTTCTGAGATGCGTTCTTCTGCCATCTCCATAGTGATGTACATGACGTTCTTACCCATCATTAAAGCAGAAGCCGCCGCATGGCATTTTACTAATGACTTACCACCACCAGTCGTTGCTAACAACACAGTCATAGACTTGCGTGGTAAACCACCCTTAGTAATCTTATTGAGAATATCTATATCAAAGGGTGTGCGCTCTTCTTTACGATGGTAGAATTCATAACGAGATTCATAATCCTCAAGATAGTCGTGACCGATAGATGTGTCAAAGCTAACACCTAACGAGTCAGTCAACATTTGAGGTAACGCACCCTTATCGAATTCTTTATCTTCGCCATCAATTACAAGGATTGCTTTACGTATTGTGTTAAACAAATCTCTGTCTTGACAGAACTTTTCTGTTTCAGAAACAAGCCAATCAGTATTAGTGTCTGGGTCACGCTTAAGACTATCAAGTGTATGCATCACTTGCTTGTAAGTGTCTTCATTCATATCTTTGCGTTTATCTACAGATATTTTAAGTGCCTCAATAGATGGGGCATCATTGTATTCGTCCACATAAGATGTATAAGCAGAAAACACTTTCTTTACACTTTGGTCTTCAAAGTAATCTGATTTTAAGTAAGGGTAAACACGACGATAAAACTCATCGTTAAATACTAAGTTGGATAATACTGTTGTTTCTATCATATAAACGTTCCATACGGCTAAGTTAAATAATGGCGACCAATGAAATTAGCCGCCATCTTAAAGATTATAATATTACACAAATCGTGTAATGTCAAGGAAATTATTCTTCTGTATCGTCGATTAGTTCGTCGATAACTTCTGCACTTACTTCATCGTCACGCATGATAGCACCTGATGCACCAATAGTAAACGAATCTTTAATGTACTTGCCAAAGTTTGTTTCTTCAAACATCTTCATCCAGAAGTCTTTGTTGTCAACAATCTCTTTTGCTCTCATCAACTTATCTGAGAGTACAACACCAGTTTCTGGATCAATAGCTTCATACCAACCTACTTTAGGTTTGTTTAAATAGCCACCTTTCTCAGCAACTTCCATAAGACCAGACCACTTCATAATACCACTGTCCCACGATACAGAGATTGGAATCTTACTCTTCTCTCGTACATATCGTGACTTCTCAATGTTAATAACAAAGTGATAGCCTTGGATTTCAGTACCTACCTTGTCTTGTTGACGTCCAACAATCCAAACAGTATCCGCACTGTACATGATACCAGTACCACCAGACACAACAGCCTTAGAGTACATCTCTTGTGTTTGATACGTGTGATTAACCGCAATCAATGGGATGTCTTTAAGGTTAAGGTGTGGTGTCACCATACGGAATAGAGACTTAATAGATTTGGCTCTTGACATATCAGCAACTGATTTGCCATCAAGTGAATCTTGTACCTCTTTCTTGGAAGCTAGGTTACCAATAGAGTCGATAACGATAACAATGTTACCATGATGCTTAGGCTCAATCTTATCAAGCTGTTGCATAATCTCAAACTTCAATTGCTCAACATCTGTGATTGGAATGTGTGCTACACGATCCATATCAATGCCAAAACTTTCGAAGTAGGCTTGTGGTGTTCCAAACTCTGCGTCAAAGAACATCAGAATTGCGTCTGGGTTCCGTTTCATGAAAGCACCTGCCATAAGTAGGGCAAATGCTGACTTAAAGTGTTTAGAAGGTCCTGCTAGAACTAGCAGTCCTGGTGTCAAACCACCATCAATACGTCCAGACAAAGCAACATTGACCATAGGAACCTGAGTAGGAGCCATGTCTTTCTTGCCGTATACTTTAGACTTTGTAATAGGGGCAGTCATTTTAATCGTACTATTCTTTACGATTGTGTTCAATAAATCATTCATTATATATCAACTTCCCTCTACGATAGTTTTTAGTTTTGATTTATAAGCCTCAATCTTAGATACGCGATCAGGCCAATAAATTGTTGATTTCTCAGAGTTCCTACATAGGTTGTCCAAGAACGGTGTTACCGATTTAAATAATAGTTCTAAACGATACTCAAGATCGTCAGCCTTGAGTTTAGCGTCAGTTAGTTGGTCTTCTAACGTCTGCTTCTCACTGCTAACTCTCTCAATAGCAACCTTGGCTTCAGCTTCTTTCTCTTGAAGCTCTTCATCAATAAAGCTGAAACCAAAGTCAAAGTCTAAAACCTCTTCATAGACTTTGTTAGCCATTCGCCAGTTCCTTGAAAATTGACAGATCATCATCATCGTCGTCGTTCATGGACATTGAGGGAGCCGTTGATTGCGACTCTGGCATTACGTTTAGTGTTGGTTCTGGTGTATTACCACCAAAGCTTGACATATCCAAATCATCAACCTCTTCCGCTGTGTTAGGTGTTGATGGTGCTTGATCTAACGCAAGTACACGATAGAACTTTGTTTTCAAATCATCATATGACTTAAAGTTCTTTGGATCGACTAATTCCTTCAAGGAATGCTCTTCGTTAAAGATGCGTTCCAATTCAGAGTCATCATCTGAAATTGCAGATGGTGTATCAAAGACTGATTTGTCGTAGTTAGGGTATCCAGCGACTTTCTGAATCTTCAATCGGAAGTTAGCACCTTCCCACATATTGAATGGGTCAGCCGCAGTTTCATCTTCAAACTGTGGGTTCAGAAGTTCTTGAAGTTTACCAAAGATTTTTGCACCATACTGATACAAGAATACCTTGCCTTCATTTTGTGGATTTGATGGGTCTGAAACCACCAAGATGTTAGAGACATACTTCAAGCGACGTTTCATCTTACGTGCTTCTGCCTTGTCTTCTTCGACGCCAGAGTTCCACAACTTACTGTTGTATTCTGACACAGGATCATCACGATCCAATGTTGTCAAAGAGTTTTCGATATACCACAGACCTGTAGGTCCTTGGAAACCGTGATCCCAAATGCGTACAAATGGAAAGTCTTCTCCAGTTGGTGCTGGTAGGAAACGAATTACAGCGAAACCGTTACCCGCTTTATCGCGTGTAGGCTTCCACATCTTACCTTCGTTGGGGTCTGAGTAACTCTTGCTTTGAATTTTCTCAAGCTGTGAGTTTAGTTTGTTCAATGAGTTTGAACGGTTCTTTTTAAGTGTATTAAAGTCCATGACTTATATCTCCTAATTTTGCTTTTTATAGCGTTGTGTATGTTATATTGCGATGTATAGTGAACTAAGTCCACTGCTTATTTATATCAGAAAAAGCGCTCTCGAATGATTTTCTTGAACTTTTTTTCATCTATTTTCAAGAAAGGTCTATATTTTCTTGAATACTTTATTATATCACTTGCTACGATTTTGTCAAGTAAATTCTTCTCCCAATAGTCAAAAATATTTGCAACATGAGTTAGAATTGTAAACGTCTCCATCGTTATTTGCTTTTGTATATATAATGACATGATAAAAGGATGTTGCCCCTTAACTGAAATGAAATTGGTTTGCCAATCATCATTCAATTTTGTGATATCATCTTTCACCACCCTTGACAAAGATTCTTGGACACGACGCCATTCTATATAGCGATCATGACCTTCCCTCTCTGCAATTTCTCTTATGAAAACATCTGGCTTAGCTATGATGTTAGCTAACAAAACATTCTCGTAATCTTCCATACTAGAAACTTTGTTGAAAAAGAATACGTCAGTTCTTGTTCTAAACTTTTCGAATGTAGCACTTACTTTCCCACTATGCTTTATATAGTCATAGTTTGTCTTAAAATGCTTTTTCATACCAACGTAATTCATATAGCATTTAAAGGATTGCTTATTAGCAAAGCTCTGTGATGTCTCTTTCATCTTTAACCACCATTTTCATTTTCACTGCCTCAGTTCTAACTTTCTCTTTTAGTATAGAGGACTTTTTAACTATGTCAGCCACTGCTTCTATTTCTAAGTCGTGTTGACGTGCATATTCAATAAGTGCATCAATATAATTTACGCCTTTTGACAGCATATTAGATATTTCGTGATGTACTTTCTCAGGTGTTCTGGGTGAGATAATCGGTTGTTCTTTATCCATTCAGCGTTTTAATCCCCGATGTCCAATTTTCTGCGGCACTTTCTGCCCAAGAAATTGACTTACCCTCATATATTTCTTCTTGGATGAATTCTTCATTGATGTAGCAACGAATACCTGACCCATTGCTAGTTTTAAAATATTCGGCTCTGAGCGTTTGCCCTGCCTTCTCTACAATAATATTATCGTTTGTCATTTTGAATTCCTTAATGTTAGAGGTTGCCTTCAACTGCCCACAACCTTCGCAATGGTGTACAGTTACCTTAAATGAATGATTTCCAAAAGTTATATAATCTATGCCTTTAGTTATAGACATACTACCACAACATCCGTTAATTGTCAAGTTTATTTTTCCTCAAACAGTATTTCGTTTACATAAGTTTCTTTGTCTTCTTCACTAATACCCATAGCAAGAATTGACCTATGTAGGTGTGGGTTAAGCTTTTGGTTAGAACAATATTTATTCATTATTGGAAGTGTATCACGCCCTGATACAGATGCATGTTCTTCCATTTTAGATAGATAGTATGTTACCAATTGAGATGTAACTGAAATAAACTGATCCAACTCATGACCTTCTCGTATGTTCCCAATTGCAATCATCGAGTCTGAAAATATCTCTGTAGCCCACTCTGGTAGTTCTCGTGGTTTATTCCACTTCAAACCTTGAATAGCCATCTTCATGTATTCGTTGTATGGATGGTCGAACCCATGCAAATGAGAAAAGTCCATAAACGATCCTGTAACCTTTTTAGGTCCTGCTACAATATCAAAACCCAATATGGGCAATTCAATGCCCACATTAGGAAAAATGTTAATATGCATTAGCCACAAAGACTTTGCATCTTTCGGTTTGATAGTCTTTAGATGACACTTAGAAATCTTATCAGACTCCCAAAAAGTGTCTTCCCAACCTTCAAACTTCATATCATCTGTGTATTTTGGATTGTCATAACGGGCGAAACTCTTATCAAAACGTTTCGATAAGTTTTCAGCATAATCGTTCAATCTATTCCACAGTGGAAAATCCATTTTATTTCTTGTTCCTTCTTTGTTTTCGTAATTTATTATATTCATTAGTCGTTCGAGTTTCTATGATATCTTTAGCCTCTTTGCGACGTTCTCTGGCAGTTACGCTCTTATGAATTCGCAATGCTCTATCTTTAGGCTTTAAGTCATTGACTGCATCGTAATCTGGATAACCTTTTTCAAAAACTGGTTCTTGCATTAGTCTCTCCTTTTTATGAGTTATAATAGATACATCATACAATAAAAATGTCAAATTGTCAACTATTTTGACAGTTCGTCAAACAACTCTGAGGCGAAATCAAAACAACGTTTAGCTTCTGTTTCCATGCCATCATGGAGTAACTTTCTAAACTCTTCGATAAGAACCTTAGTGTCGCCTTCAAATTCATACATAACACCCTTACCTGGGGTTTTGGCTTTGATTATTTGACCACCATGCAATTCTCCAAAGTGACGAACGTACATATGTGATAGTAGACCGTCATTATCGTCTGCGTCTGCAAGACCTTGCATGTGTGTCATACATTTGCCTACAGACTCAGGGTAATGATCGATATCATCAAAGCCATAGATTTCGCCAAGCTCTTCAATATCCTGTAGGATACGGGGCGCTCTATAGATTGATGTTAGATTGGGTGGGATGATTACAAGTTCTTCGAGCATCTTGTATACGAGATACTGGCAGTTTAGAAATTTGTAATATACAAATGGGTCAATACCACCACTAATCAATTGCTTTGCGAACTTTCTGCGTTCAGCCGCTTGGTGATGCGCCCATGTAAGTTGTTTTAGTTTATTTGTCATAATAAATCCCCATGCTAATTTCTTTTATTTATACGAAAAAAAATAATTCAAATCGCTTGACAACACACGAATCATTGTCTATAAAGTATGTATAAGTTATTTAATCAGAAAGAAATAAAATGACAAACATGACACAAACAACCCAAAATTCCGCTTCTTGGACTACTAACAGAGGCTATAATGCAAGCATAGAGTATGTAGCTACTGTAGGTTGGGTTGCCGCTTGGGAGTCTTCAGACTTGTCTCATGGGGATGAAGAATACTTTGACACTGTGGAAAATTGTATGTCATGGCTTGCAGGTGAAGACCTTTAATAGGTATTCCTTTTGATTACACCACTTGCAACGTCAAAGGGAGAGGTTTTGCCTCTCCCTTTTTTTACGCCTAAACGTAAATTTACTCTTTTTACTGTGTAGCGTAACTTAGAAGTCGAAAGACAACGTTACAGATGGTGAAACCACTTATGTATTCAAGTTATAGTTCACAGCACCTTCCAATGACAATTCTTCACCGATTGTGTAAGAACCACCAACGTTTTGTGTTACATCATCTGTATCACCGTTCAAGTAACCAGTTAGACCCATTACAGTAGCGTCTGCTTCGAAGCTTGTCTTTTGGCTTAGTGTACCATATGACACTGCACCACCAAGACGAACGCCTTCTACCATACCTGCTGTGTCTGCACGACCTGCTACAACCCACTCTTGAGTGTCAATGTTATAGTCAGCCACTGTAGCTACATCAAGAATAGCCACATTCATTCCATATGAAAACTGTACGTTATCTAGGTCTGTTATGTCTGTGCCGATTGCATCAAAACCAAGTGCAACAGTTGCACCCATTGCTGATACTTGCAAGCTCTCTTTAGCCATTGTTGGCTCTTCGATTGTACCATTTACTGCTGAACTTTCTGTGTCAAGCCAAATGTTACCTTGTTCACCGAAAGACAATGTTGTCGCGCCTACAGTTGTACCAATATTCCATTCGTCAACAGATACTGATGTACCTGGAGTTGCTTTAAAAGAAATACCACCAGTTGCGATACCGTCTGGTGCGTTAACGTCGAGATCAAAAGATGTAGTTGCCCCGTACTTGTCATTTGCAGTTTCTGCGATTACTGTTTCGATTGACCCACCTACTGTTACAGCCGCTGGTGCTGCTGGGGCGGTGTCGTCTGCAAAAGCTGAAGTTCCTAAGATTACTAGAGCCGTTGTTGTTAATAGTTTATTCATTACATCTTTTCCTTTTTAATAATTTGTTTTGAATACGACTTTTCTGTTGCTAGGTAAGTCGCCAACCCCCTGTGATTATGCCGCTAGGGCTAATCCAGATGGTGCGAAATTTTCATTTGCATTTAGTTTAATTGATCTATGCGCGATCACCCGATGAACTCCACTCTGCTATCCCGTCCGTCGATCCTAGTTCATCCCCATCAAAAGCACACTATCTTCAACCCTCGTGAGGTCTGTGTCTCTGCAAAAACACCTTATTGCAGTAAGGCGTAATGTGCTTGTGGTGGAGATGTGGGGTACTGCCCCCCAGTCCGATCCGTATTCACGTCACTTCAACGTTCACATTTAATATATATAACAAAAAAGGCTGAAAGTAAACCCCTCAGCCTAATATGTTTTTTAGTGTGACATATTTGTCAAATCTTCATACTTTCCTTCACAACGTAGAATTTAGAGTATGGTTTCTTTAACGACAACCTAACTGCCATATCTTCAAGCGCTTTCTTATCTTTCCCACGCTTTCTTACATACGTTTCTCCAGAGCTTTGAACTACTAATTTATAGGTCATTACAAATTTCCTTAATATTTTAAAATGACTGATGCTACAATAATAACTAATAGTACAGTCGGTACTTCATTTAATATCCGCATCTTCTTTGGTGATGGGATATTCTCACCTTTGATAAAGTTCTTACGCTGTTTGCTTAAAAAGCCATGAAAGCCAAACATAAGCAATACACTTACAACTTTCACATAAGGCCACGTTAGTGACCAGTCAACGTACCCCACACCAACAAGAGCAATACCAGAGAATAATGTTGCAAACATTGCTGGCATCATTATTGCTCTTAATAGTTTCACTTCCATTGTTTGGAAAACTTTATCCATATCATCCCCAGGTTTCGTCTCTTGGGAATGATACACCATTACTCTTGGCAAATAGAATAGCCCTGCCATCCATGATATTACTGCCAAGATATGTATTATCAAAACAAATTCGTAAATACTCATAGTCCTAAAATACCCAATAGATTAAACCAACCCATTGAGTGACCTATAATTACTGGAAGCCCAATCATAGTAAACGCAATGATTGCGAATGCTAAACCGACTCCTTTGTTGTGATATGGTTCATTTGGATTACTCATAATATATTCCTTTCAATTAATATCCGTTTGGTACTAGCACATAGTGTATCAATAAAACGATACCCAATGATGCGCCCAAACCTACCATCATTTTCATAAAATCTCGCCCAATCAATGGGAAGACTGTCTTAAATTTTGCCTTGCCTGTGTAACTAGCCATAGCCAATTCACGCCCACAAAGCAATCCTACAAATACCCAAGTCGTTGACATTGGGATGTCATTCAGTTCCTTAAAGAAGTATAGTATCAACCAATACACCAAATCGATGATTGTTGCAGATCGAACGTAACGTGTGTTGTGTTTCTCAACTACAATCTGTTGAATTTTACCACCACCTTCACGGAACATGAAGCCTAGACCGATTACAAATACCGCTGTAATCATAAGCATTAATGGTACATCTAACTGACGTGGCAAAAACACTGCT